TACCCCACGTCCGCAATGGATCACCGATTCGGCTTGATCCAATCTGAAAGTTTTGTATCGCACTACCGCTTGCATTGATTACCCAGGTAAAGCAGCAGTTGTCATTCCACAGCGGATAATTCCCGATTGGGCTTTGACCAATTCTAAAAGGCCGGTACTCGCTAATAGTGATCGTCCACCCCATCGCCGCAGCAACGGCAATATAATAAGCGCGCGACTGTCCACCTTGTGCGCTCCATTGTGCGGCAAGATTAGTCATGCGTTCGGCCACGGTTAGACCGGCTGCACTCAATCCGGCTTCTGTCTCGCGTGCGGCTAGCAGCAACGAAGTACTCAGTGGATTAGCTTCGCGGATCAACACATCAAGCGTCGAGAGAAACAAGCTCGGCTCATCGGCACAGGCAAGCAACAGAGGTTGCCATGATGGATCTTCCCATAGTGGTGATGGGGGAAGGAGTTGCTTTAGCTTATTCGCGATATCGTCAGAGGATTGATACATTTAGCTATTCTCAGGAATATGTGATGCTACCAAGCACGGGAAGATAGCCAGTACTACACACGACATCGGCACTTGGTGACAGCACTTCGAAATAGCTTTCCCCAACCGCCCGAGAGATTGCCGCACTGATTCGGGAGAACCGGAGGGTACAACCGGGGAAGCCATCAGTTTGGAACTGGTCGAGTAGTTCCGCCTGAATCTGAGCCTGTGCAGTAGCTAGGTTGCTCGCTGATAGACCAGTGATGGTGATGTTAACGAGCTGTTGGATTGGCGCAACCACAGTCACAGCCGCTGTGACTGGTCGGACTGCATCGATAATTGATTGAACAGTGGCGATGTCTGGACTTAACGGGATTCCATTAGCATATGCGTTATCCATACAGAATCGAACTGTTACCGTCCCTACGCCTAGTTCCCCTGGATAGACCCAGACTCTGGTGACATCGGCATAGGCGAGAGTCCATGCGATATAATCGGCCGCTGCTCCACCCTGTGGTGGGTTCTGAATCCGCTGCTTTATCCGGCCTCGATAGCCTTGCATCGTGCCTGGGGAGCCGTCTAGTTCGAGATCGCCACCACCTCCCACGCAGAGAACTGAACCACTCGCGTTGACACCAGCGACTCCATTGACGAGCGTGAGGACATCACCAGAGGCGCGGTTCCCGGCTGAAGCGGCGACCAGTGCGGCAATCGGGAGGTTTGCCGTCCCGGTCCCTGAAATGAGGGTTGGAGTGGTTACCGAGTACTGAGTCCCGTCACTGAACTGCACAAGGGTTCCGGCTGGCACGGTAACCCCGGCTTGCCCTGTCCAACTGGCGAGACCGGCGGCAATGCTGGCTTGTTTCCGTGTGACTCCCCACACGCGGCCCCAGCTATCGAGGTTCGGGCCAGCCGCCGTATCCGCTGATACCTGATCACTAGTGAAGTCAACCGCCGAGTATAGCTCATACATCCCGGCTGAAAGCGCCTGCGAAAAGCAATTCAAGGCGGAGCGGCGCAAGTTCGCATCGGCACCGGGGATTCTTGAATTAAAGTCCGCGACTACTCGATTAAGAATATCTTGGAAGGCTGGTTGTGGAAATCCTACAAGACTCATCTAAATACACCACCTGACTGTATGGTGTATTTAGCTGTCTTGATTTATAGCCCGACATAAGCCCATATATTATTGAAATCAAACACTACCTTAGAGCCGTCATTTTTGTAGATAGACACTGACATGGATAGTTGGTTGATACCCGCTCTCTCTGCGATGACTACAACATCAGAGCAAACACCATCATCGATCATCCATTGAAGTGCCTCTTGTGCGTATTGTTTGGCTCTGTTGACCGTATCGATGGTTAGCTTTGCATTCCTCAATAGGTACAGTCTGCTTCCGGTCACATCCCCCGGAATACTGGAATAGGAATCGGCCCACCATCCTTGCTTATCTCTGCCCGGTGGAAGGTCTCCTTCCTGAGCCGTTGCCCAAGTGAATAGAGAAAGCAGGACAGCCGTATAGAGATCACCACCCATCTGGATATCCCCGTTTAGCATTGAGTAACCGGCGGTAAAAGTGTTCGGATTAAACGTAAGCGACATATCCATTATTCTGGTCCCCCGGTATTGCCGGAACCGTTTTGGACTCCGCTATGTGTATGGCTGTTTAGGCTGATACCTGCCCCTACGATGTTTCCAGTACTCGTAATGGTCCCGTTTACGGTCAGATTGGAATTTAGCACGACATTCGAGCCGTTGAAGGTCAGGACACCAGCCGGGCTAAGGCTGATCGAACCGGCCTGATTCGATGCTGTGATGGTCCCAGATTGATCCACCGAAATCGCGGCGATCTGCGCACCGGTCGCCGTCAAGGTGATGGTGCCCTCATCGGTTAGGCTCACATCGGCGGAGTTCGCATTTGCCGCACGGATGTGAATAGCCCGGCCTGAGCTGGTATCAAGGGCGATTCGGTGCTGTGCCGCTGCATTGCTGGCCGAGGGGGAATCCAGGTACGAATAGATCTGCACATCCCCTGCAATGCCCCCGGTCGGGCGGTACCGGCGATCATCCGCCCGAACCACAATCGACCGGCTGCAGGTCATACCAGGGGAGACAATGACCGCTTCAGAGCCTTGCCCATCCGCCGATTTTGGCAACAGGACGGAGCTAAAGCCGTAATCCTGGAATCTATCAATATTTTGATAAAGCTCATCGGCATAACCGGAGACTTGGACACCCTGCATTTTGGTTGTGTTGGTGACATGTTCAATAGTTCCGACCTTGATAGAGTTTACAACCCGTCTAGCGAAATATTCATTCATACTTGTATTCTCATTGTGGGCCGAAGGTAGCGGCGAATGCTGCCAACCGAGGATCGCGATAGGTGGTGTCTGGGATAAATGCCTGTGATGGATTGAGGGTCATCTGAGTAATCGTCCCCCCTGCACTGTTCATAGTGTAGGTAACGCTCCCAACCGTCATGGATGAGTGAATATTAGAGAAGTCGTCATCAATCTGGACGATGGTATTTGACTGCCAAAGGTTGCCATCCGAGTTCCGCCAACCAGGAACCGACACGGCATAGACGGTGCCCTTACCGCCCTTGGAGGCGGCTAGCCATTGGCCGTGCTTCGCCGCATCCGCAGTGGTTCCGCCATAACTGAGGATAGAGATATTGACCCGGTTTCGAGTGATGGCGGGATCAAGGGTGGTGGCTTCAAGAGAGTTGGCTGCATCACCAAACATCTGGTCTGTACCTGCCGCTTGTGTCCTCACACGGTAAGAGCTAAACCGCTCTGCATAATTACTAGAAGATCGAGCCGTGAGGATATTGTTATCAGTTCCCCCGTACTTGCACTTAAGCACCCCACCACTTGTTTTGTTCACTCGGGTAATTACAAGCTGGCCTAGCTCATTATCCGTTATGAGTACCTGAGCAACTCTTGCGGCGCGCTCCAGTGCGTCATAGACCGATTCGCCGATTTCCGCTTGATAGCCTTTGAAGAACAAGGCCGGATCACTCGCCAAGGTAGGATCACAAATGACCGTGACGCCATAGGGCTGGCATAGCTGTTGCGCCATTTGCAATAGGGTAATATTAAAGAACCCGCCAGTAGTGTGCTGTTGCGAGCAATCAACAATATCCTCTGTTTTGGAACGCCCTGATATGTGCATTGTGTGGGTTGTGGCGGAGTATTCCACATCTACCGAATCAACGAACCCGGTTAGTACTAGATCATTGGTGATTTGAACTTGACAGGTTGCACCAGGGGGAATCGTGATGGGCTTTAGATCCTGGAATGGCACTGATGCGGACAGAGAGAAGCTAGAACAGGCATTCTCTAGACTTCTGGTAATGCTCACATCTTCCCAGCCGGTGAACTGATTACCCGCAATGATTAGCTTAACTATCTCACCCTGACCTGAAACGAACATCGCCATTCCTCTTAGCAATGTATTTAGCTAGTCTGTGAGTGCTTCAATAGTTAGAGGCATGAACATGGTATTCTGACATGGGTTACGGGCGGTAACTGCATCAACCTTAGTTGCGTCGCCATAGAGCTTATGAGCAACTACGAACGAAGGCAGGTTGTCCAGATAGGTCACCGTGTAGACCTTGGGGGACCGCATCGCCTGAGTATTCAAGTATTGCACCAGGGTTGCGCGGAAGCTCCGCAGTGCCTGAAATTCGGCGGCATTTGTGGCGCTATCCACGAGGATATCGACCTGAGCCGCCAGCGTGTCCCTGGCCGTGATCGCGTCGGTATAGCTGGTATAGGTGGTCGCCAGTGCGGCATTACCCGCAACCGTGAGCCCCTGAATCGCTACCAATCGGTTGAACGCATTGACCGAGTCGGCTTGCTGTTGACGTGATGCAGTGACGTATCCGGCTGGCCAATACGAATCGGGCAGGAAGGTGGTTCCGATCACCATCACCCCAACCGGCTGGGGGGCAACCGGGCTGTACCGGTCGGCAAGGGTCATCCCGAGGCTAAAGCAAGCGGATGGATCAACCGTGTTGCTGATCGAAGCCGGGCTACCCAAGTCGTCAAGCACGTTGAAGAAGGCCATAAGCGAGGCCACGGCACCACCTAGCCCGGCTGCATCGATCAGGCTACCGGGCATCCCTTCCCCGAAAGCAGCCGCCTCCGCCACGAAGCCAGACACATCGTTTACCAGCCCTGCCGCTGTGCTGATCGCATCTGAGAAGTCGGACACAGCGGACATAACGGAACTCAAGATATAGCTTGGTCCAACCACATCAAAATCATTGGCGAAGTTATCCACAGCCGCAGCATTGAGGTTATCGCAAGCGGCCAATGCAGAAGTGGTGCTCGATACAGTAGTTGATGGGCTGACCTGAAGGCCGGTCTCACTGAATGACACGCGGAACTCAACCTTCCGCCCCTTTGTGGGTTCTTCCGACAGGCTGAAGCCGGTTACCTGTACCTGCATTTCCCCTAGCCACGGATGCACCAATTTACCCGGTCCAGTGGCTTCAAGAGCTTTGAGGATAGCATTACGCTGGTCTGAGAAGTCATCACCAATCACCCAACACTCTAGCGCGAACTTCCGCCCTTGCTTTCCCATGTCTTCAACATATGGTGTATCCTGTTGGGGGAATTCATGAACAACAACACGTCTTCCGCCTTCTGTAGTATGCGCTTGCACCTCGAACGGAACACCTCTGAAGCTCGCCTTTCTAAGCTGTTGCTGCCATGTCGCCATAATTAGTTACCGTCCACTCTGCGCGTACCTACATTCATTTCCACTTTCGCATTATCTGGAGCACTGGCGAGCCTTAGCCCGGCTGGTGCGTCCTCGAATCGGAACACGAATACCCCCCCAGTCGCCACCTGTACCGCCTGGTTGTTTTGATTCGTCGGCTGGGCTGAAGCTGGGCTCAAGGTCGGGCTGGCATTGGCGATGCTTTGGGCGAGTGATCCACGGCGGAGAGCTTCCCCTTCCCGGTCGGCTGGACGCTCATAGAGCCGGGAGATAATCGCACCCGCATCCATGGCAGAGTCCGCACCGGCCAGACGGTTGCCCGCTCCCCGTTCTGTGTTCCGCAGCTCCCAATCGACAAAGCCGAGCTGCTCTTGCTGCGTGCTCTGGCGGATGTCATGGCCGAAGACCTTGGAGAAGTTCGCCTGTCTGTCAGGGTGCCACTGGCCGAGGCCAAAAGCCTTCCCGCCGTCCCCAACTGCATTGGTTCTGAGGCCGGACTCCTGGGTCAGGTTCGCGGCAATCCCGGCTGCCTGATTTTTGGACCAGCCAAGCCCCTGGAAATATCCCACGACATCCTTAACCGGGGCAGAGTTCCCAGCCGCTGTAGCAGCCGCCGTAGCCTGATTTCCGACCCATTGGGCACCAGCCTTGACGCCATGGCCCACCATGTGCGCGGCCTTGCCAATGCCTGAGCCGATCTGGGCGATAGCATCGCCAATGCCCGCGATGACTTCCTTGATTTTGTCAAAGCCAGCTCCGAGGAACTCGAACACGTCCTTGAACGTATCCTTAATGCCGCTCGATTCGGTGGTGAAGTCGCCAAAGAATGACTTGATTGACTCCCCCAGCCCGACAAAGAACGCCTTGATGGGTTCCCAGTTTTTGTAAATTTTGTATCCCGCATAACCTACAGCGGCGATTCCTGCGAGCACGAGCCCCACCGGCCACAGAGCCGCCATTTCGGTAGCCGCGACGACTCCCCATGCTGAGGCGAGAACCCCCAGCCCGGCCACGATGGGGGGGACGATCATCCCAAGCGTTGCGATACCACCGGCCACCACGGCAAGCACTGAGCCCACCCCAACGATGGTTGCGGTCAGGGTGCGGTTGTCACCAATCCACTTCGCGGTTGATTCCAGGAAGGGCGCGAAGATCGGGAGGATAGTGGAACTCATCGTGTCCCCTACCCCTTTCAACGCACCCTGCAAATCGATCATCGCACCAGCCCAAGCACTTGACCCGGCCGCATTGGTTTTTCCAGCGGCTCCGAGCCTCCCGGCCTGAGCCATCAGCTCTTCGATACCGGCTGAGCCTTTGGCGACAAACGAAAGCATCTCTCCACCGGATTTTCCCATAATGGTGTCAAGGACGCCATTTTTTAGAGCTGGATCTGATACCCGCTTGTTCAGACCATCAATGAACTGAAAATATAAACTCTGAATATCTTTCACTTTACCGGTTGAGTCGTGGATACCCCCGGCCAGTTCGTTAAAGATGTTGTTCTTATCCATGTCGCCTTTGCTGGCATCACTCATAGACTTCTGAAACTTGATCATCAGAGAGTCCATGTCCTCCACCGACATCCCGGATTTTTGAGCCGCGAAGTGGAGCTGTTCGAGCTGATCGACAGTCAAGCCGAGCATCTGGGCAGTTTTTTGAATGCTGACTGAATTGAAGGCGGTCTCGTTCAGCTTGTGCATTGCTTCCATTGCGGTAGCCGCACCACCTAGACCCAAGAGAGCTTGACCAACTCCGCCGATCTTCTGATTCAAATCCTTGAGGGTTCCACCAAAATTCTGCACTGAGGCATGAAGGCGATTAAAGGCTGGCTCACTTCCGGCTGTAGCGTTGGCGAGCCCTGCCCCGGCGGATTGAGCGGCTTTTGATGTGGTGGAGAAGGCGCTTTGGATTTTCTTAAGTGCAGCACTGGACTTATCCAGTACCTCGAAAATCGTCTGAACATTGAATGTTTTTGCGGAAGCCATTTGCTCTATTCCCCTTGGCTTTCCGCCCCTTTGATCCTTTCGGCTTCCTTAAGCCAGATGCAGATTTCTCTTATCGTCATTTTGTGAAGTTCAGAGGGTTGCCAGCCATAAAACTTAGCAAGATGGGCTGCCGCTCTAATCACTTGCTTTCGATCTTGCCTAGTGATCAAGGCAGGCAGCATGTACATGATTAGTCCTCTTCGTCTTCCTCTGGAGACAAGAAAGGAGCAAGCTTGCGCTGAATGCGCGCCACATCGGCCAGTGATAGCTTAGCCAAGAACACTTGAGCGACACCAGAACACGCGCTAATAATTTCAGCAGTCATCTGTGCTTCGTTCAAACCGGACTTCATCCGAATCATGTCGCCAAATTCTGGCTCACGCAAAGTTAGTTCGTCGATTGGACCATCAGCGCTATCAATAACCTTGCGAAGCTTTACAACAATATTCCCCATTTTCAATCACTCCTTTAAGACGAAATACTGCGGCCTGAGCCTGAAAACTCGATATCTAGCTTACCGTCTTTAGCCGATAGGGTAGCGTCACCAGTAAACACAGCATGGCTCAACACCGATGTCTTGCCGTTCGCGAGGGTAATTGTCACGGTTACGTCAGTTGAGTTAACCAGTGAGTCAATATCCAGTGTGTCAGTTGAGAACAGGGTTCCACTGACCTTGCTAGGCTGGGTACTTTCAGTATAGAAGATTTCACCGGCCGTACTCATAACAGATTCCTTCTTGGTGTTCTGAATGGTTACCGAGAACTCGCCATCAGTCGAAAAAGACTGACCATCAATATTGAATAGCGCAATACCGCCAATTCGCTGAGTCATTTAATTTTGCTCCAAAATCCTTTCTTTTTCTATTTAGCCAAATCGGGGAACGGTCTCCCGTCCCCCTCTGGTGCCTTAGCTCGGGAACTGCAAGAACAACTGAGCCTTGACCGCGATCACGAACAGAGGACTAATAATTTCCACTGGGAAAATCACATCCAAGCGGGTTGAGTCAGTGGCATTGCGCTGGACATCCACCTTCTTAGCAAAAACATCTTCGTTATCGACCAGGCCAGCTAGGGCAAGGTCGTGATAGATGTTAATCAGTTCCGTCTTCATTATTCTTGGCGTAACCACAGACTGACCACCAGAAAGCCTTGCATCGTTATCCGCAACCTTACAGTTCGCGAACTTCTGCAACATCGGATAACGTAATTGACGAACAACACTGGCGAAAGTCGCTGGAGTGTTGACATCAAGGAAGGCGTTATCGGGAAGACCAGCCGCGTTGAACTGGTAGTTACTGACGCAACGATCCACCATCACATTACCGTAATTATCCACAACAGTGGTAGCAATGCCGCTCCAAAGCAGAGTCTGCCGGTTGGCGATACCAAACCGGCTGGTCCGAGGAGGAGCCAACACACCTGAGAGCACATAATTGGTGCATGGAATGGTTGGATCATTCGACAGACTTGTGGCAACCTGACCAAGATAAGCGGCTGACCACTCATAGGGAGGGGTTGGGCTATCATAGTAACCAGTGTAGAAAATGCGCTTATAGTTGGTAGCAGTGCCGATACTCACCAGACCAGAGAGGCTCTGTACTTTGCCAACGAAGCATCCGACGCCATATTGCTGGACACTCCAGCCCCAACGCCGCTCAATTTCAGCATTGATCGCGGTTAGACTGGTTGGGTCTGTCCAAGGAGCCTGGAAATATTCATAGGCATCGTCACCAAGAGCGGCGATAGCACTAGTGATAACAGGATTGCCAGATCCACCCTGAAGCGGGGAAATAGAAATAGTCACGCCAGTTGGCAGAACTTCGCTACCGGTTGCGCCATAGAAATTAAGACGAACATCGTTGTTACCTACTTCACCACGATGCAAAGCGGTTAGAACAACGGATGAGCTATTGACGCTTCCGATAGCCGGAAGCGTAAGAGTGCTATTGATCGCAATGTTAATATTCTGCGCAATAGTCTGGGCTGAGTCGCCAAGATTGACACCAATTACTAGGCGCTGACCAGCAACATAGAGATAGACGTTACCCGCCGCCGTCGCGGTGCCTAGCACGGTGATGGAACCGGTAGCCTGCACACCGGTTGACAAATCCTGAACTGGAATGGCCCATACTTGAAGGTTGGTGGCATCATTATTGTAATAGGCGGTATAGCTTCGTGTAAGCTGGGAAGCTGGACCAAACAGGGTCTGAGCCTGACTTGGCGAAGTCACCAGGACAGGGACATTTGGGGTAGCGGTACCCGTGAGCATCTGACCCAACAGCATTACCTTGAGGTTCTGTGAGTAAGTACCAGCCTGTGAGCTATCACATTCGGCGAAGAAGCCCGGCACCCTCAAATTCGAAGGAATAGTAGCGAAAGAAATAGTCATTATTCAGGCACCTCTCGATTAGTTGGATCGGGGAATTTGAATGGGACATCTTCGACGAGATCACCAACATCAAAAGCCCGCTGAAAGAACACTGCCCGTTGAGGGTCTAGAAATTGTTCAGTGTCATAAATCGTATTTGGATCAAGCCATTCTTTCCGAGTTTCATCAAAGACCCGTAGTGGAATGACGCCATCGATTAATTTGTCTGCTACTTTCAATCTCATTGCTTTATACCGCTTGTCTTGTTCTATTTATGCTAAGGCAACAATTGCACTTGCTGAGCCGTGCTTGCGTTGTCATTGAAGGATACTGTTGCTTCGATGGTCTCCAGTGGGTCGGTAGCACTCAGGACGTACTCAACCAAATAACGGAACGTCCAAAGTGTCAGTTCGCCAGCCTCTGTAGAGTTTCCCCGTTCCCCTGGCTCAAATGTCAGATGACTTTCGATGTTTCCGAAGTCCATTTGACTAAGCAGGGTCTGGTTAGTCATGATGGCATTGCGCACTTGCTCTGAAATTGTGTCGATTTCGTCGGCTGGTGATTTGTGGTTCTTCACCATCACTAGGGTAGCGAGCTTGAGTGTTGCTTCGTAGCGTGGGAGATGCACGCCCTGTGGCTCTAGCTCTTCCGAGTGAACATAGACCGCAATGTATGGATGGGCAGCACCTGAAGCCATGGGGAGCATTCGGTTATCAAAGACATTAGCCCCGGCATCCGTCGAGTTGGTGAGTAGTGTTATAATCTGGTTGCGGATATTCTGGCGATCTAACATCTTAGATAGCCTTGATTTCTACTTTCGTGAAACCGAATCCATCATCACTTGATTGCAACGCAACATAACTGACACCCCGGATAGTCAGGTCAACTTCTGTTGGGCCACCGATGAATGGTACCAGGGCGGTAGGGGCAATGAAGTATGGGCGAGCTTCAGAGTTGACGAACATCCCGCCTTCAAGGTCATATTCGGCGGCATCTTCCTGGAATATCCCATTAATGATGGTCTGATTTGGGAGACCAGGGAACAAGGTAATAGGTGTCGCGAACCCATCAACCGTATCGAAGAATACATTCATGTCTGTTGGAAGGAACAGAGGCATATATTAAACCTCTGACGCCTTAACGCGCTTGGCGATCTTCTCTGGTTCAATCTGCCGATTTACTTCCTTCACAATCGCACCAGCCCCTAGGGCGGTTAGCTGTTGAGCGGTTTTCTCATCAACCACAACATGATCGTTCTTCTTGTGGTGGTTGCCCAACACCACAACATTGCGGGAAAGCTTTACTTTATGTTCCGACATGTGTTTTCTCCAAGAGTGATCCAAAGGGGACGGCCATTGCTGACCATCCCCCCGGCTGGGTGGCTTAGACCAATAGATCGTTGTTGATCACGAAGGCGTCTGGCCGCTGGACCTGAAAATCGAAGTCCTGACGAAGAGAAATTACAGTCTCACCGCTCAACTGGTTAGCGTATGGGTTAACCAGTAGCTCGGGAACACCAAAAATCGCGATAGCGGCAAATTCAAAGTTACCAAGAACCCAAGCCGATTCATTGGCTAAGCTACCAAGGTTGTTCGGGATATTGGTGGTCTTGACGAACTTATAGCCGTTGACTTCCTTAGCATTCGAGTCGTTGATGATCATCAAGCTATCGGTGGCAGTGGGGGTTGATCCTACGAGCTGGCCCTTACGGGTTTCCTTCAGAGCGGCGATAGTCGAGGGATTGAACGCATAGGTGTATTCCTCGGGAACATTCAGGTTAGCCAAAACCTTCTCAAGGGCTACAAGATCGCTCCACACAGGAGCACGGCCACCAATCGGGTTGCTTGTGGTATTGACGCCAGTGGTGTTGAACAGGCCGGTTACGGGATCGCCAGCCGAAGTGTTGCCGTTCCAACTATATTTGTCTAGCTTCACTTTCATCTGCTTATACAGCGAGTCTTCAATAATGCCGCTCAGGTATGGGTCAGAGTTGGCTAGCATGGTGTTGGTGACAGTGCTCGAACCGGCCACAGGGTGGGGCAACAGGGTCAACCGGCTGGCGGTCACGTTGGTCGAAATGAAGGTGTTAGTCTCGGGGGCACCGGCCACATCGATTGGAGTGCTGAAAACTGGAAGTTCAACGGCACCCTTGGCACCTTCGATCAGGCGAACCCCGGCCTCGATCATGGCGCTATTCGCATACCAGGGCAGGGTCAGGTAATTGGCGAGATAAGTGGTATTGGTCAGGGCACCAGCCGAGGCATTGCCAGCCCCTGGGGTACCGACGAACTGAGAGGCGCGGTTGCTCCGGTTCTTCAGGTCATTGATGGGGAGGAGAAGACCACGGGACTCGCCAAACTCGGCCTGAAGAGCCCGGCTAACCTCATTCACGAGGCCACCAGCGGCCCGACCGGAAGCCATGGCGCGAACAGCATCAACCAGATTGTAAGAGCGAATTTCCTTCTGGCTCATCCCCAGCTCGAAAGGCTTGGGGGCGGTTTCAGCCTGCCGCTTGTTCAGCTCGCGAAGGGCGATGGTCTGGAAGTCACTAATGCTGCGTTCGTTGGCGATGGCCTCAGAAGCAAGGTCTAGGCTTAGATTAAACTCGCGAGCAATGGCTAGAATGCCAGTGGTGCGGTTTTTCTCGATAGCTGAAAGGTCAGAACCAACGGTAACAGTTTCAGTGGTCATAGGGGTATTCTCGCTTAAAGAATTAGTTGTTTTGTTATTTAGTGAAGTTGCTTCAACAGCACTTTTATTGCGTCCCACACCTACATTCTGATCGGCTGGAACGCTAACAATGCTGATTTCGTAAGGAGCGAATGAACAAACAAACGTGTTCGTGTCGTCATCGTAGTCTTTGATGGTCGCGGTATATCCGACAGAGATATTCTGCCTAATACCGTCTACTACATCTTGATAGATGACATTCGCGTCAGGTGACTTTGAAAAACGGATAACCGCCCGCCCAATCCCGTCTGGATCAATCCTGGCTGACTCGACAACTCCAATCTGTTGGCTGTTGTCATGCTGGTTTAAAAGAGCGGCCCGGCCACTTCCCAACCACGACAAATCGACATCGCCCGCCTTATGACTGAGCACCTCATAGGCGACCAGTGGAGCGCCATCCTCCCCAAAATCTCGGAGTACTGGAGCCTCTGAAGAGAAGGCTACCTCAATACGTCTATCGTCATCACTGGCACCAATTGCGATATCACGCTTGAAGTCAATATGAACGGCTCGCTTAAGCTGCCTTGTTTTGATCGTCTTTGTTTCCATCAACTTCCTTTGCGTCCTGTTTCACGTCTGGTTTATTATTTAGCTCCCACGCAAAAACCAGCCCATATGAGTCGGCTAGCTCTTTATCCTTGGCGATGGCTGCATAGAGTTCTTCGATATCCTGCCCCTGCTCGGCTGCAACCTGGGAATGGCTAACTAGTCCATTCTGAAGCTCTACCGCTGTTGCGTTCGCGTCCTTGAGCGGATCAATTGCGGACCAGCTCCGCCAGACCATATTGCAGGACTTGATTCGCTGGTAATCGGCTAGGCCATAACCGGGGAAAATACCGGATAGTAGAGAATGCTTTAGCCAACGCTCATAGACAGGAATAACAAAATGCTCTTCAAGGAATCCCTGCACATCCTCGCAAAAATACCGGAACTCAATCATTGCGGTTCTTGCTGAGCTGAAATTTACTTCCGATACATCGCTGGTCAGTGCGACGAATGGCACCCTGAGACCGCACGCGATACCATGAAGAACGCCCTTCCGGTACTCGCCAAAAGCTGTGGTGGGGTGAGAGCTATCAAGCGTCTGATAAGACAAACCGGGAAGTGCTACCGGGATTTCCCCGATGCGTGCGGTATTGTTGAGCAATGAGAGAGGAGATTCCTCGTCTTTCATCCCTTCTAGGAATGTCGATAGGTCAACACCATTCTGTAACTGAAGAAAAATGCTTCTCTGTGCGGCATTCTGAGCCGCGATTAGTTCCGCATCCTCGTACTTCTTCAGCATCATAAGGCGGAAGATGCTTGAGGTAATCCAGGGGTAACCTCTGGTCTGGCTGTCTCGCTCCAGAATACACAGGTGTTCTACCTGTTCGGCTGGCACAGCATAGCGTTCCTGGCCCTTTGTATTCTGGTAATCGAACGGATTGTAACGGTAGCGCCAGTACTGTATAGGCCGGTTTGTGTCGTCAAACTCAATGCTGTTGCGGATCATGTTCCCGCTCGGAGCACTTCCATTGTACATCACATCAAGCAACTCTGGCTCAAAGAAGGTGAAACCGTAGTTGTATTTGTTTTTGGCCGAGCTGGTCAGATGCTGCAAAAAGACTTCACCATCCCTGGCTAGGGACTCCACGGTCATTTTTAGAGCATCGTTGAAGCTCAACCGGGGGCAACAGACATCAAGACGGGTGAAGTTGTTCCACTCCGCCTTGATCAAGCTCGCAAGCTTCCGATCTGGCTTACCGCCCTTGGTGGTGGGGCTTGGATTTAGATTGACGCCGCCTGGGCCAACAATATTCTGCTTCAAAATTTGTAAGTACTTGCGGATATAGTCATCCTGAAGCGCCATCTCTCGGGAGATGTTCCGCACAGTTGGCAAGTCATATTGAATGGCCTGTTGACCTGTCTGGGTCATCTTCAGGAAGTCGCTCACATATCCCGCGTACTGTGGATTATAAAGGCCACGCTTTCCGATATTATCTTGTGCGCTTACAACTCGTACTGTCGCTTTTACTTTCTTTCGTTTATTTCGCTTGGACATATAAGTTTTTTCCTAGAGTCGCGTCCTAATAGTTGGTACCCGTCTATTCCTTTCCATCCATACCCGAGTTTGATAAACGCCTTCCCACCGGTCGAGTTCCCCGATAGTCATCCGGGTAATGCTCTTGCCGTTGACGGTCATTACATTTTGGTCAGTAGTGGCGCGGTCTTCTTTGCGTGCCTGGATTGCCGCTAGCATCCTTTCCGCATGGGTGGTCTGAACTACTGTTGAACTTGTCGCATCTGGTAAAACTGTCACCGAACCGACTTCGACCGTCTTCCGGTTGCCTACCGCATCGGTCACGGTGATGGCATAGGCCACAGGGCCATTCGTTGAAGGCCACCGGACGGTGGTTGCACTCGGGAAGACAAAGCGATAGGTGCCCTGTTGATAATCACCAGCGGCAGAAGCGGCAGATTGATCAACAAGCATTCCGCCAAGAACGAACATAAGTTCTCCCTCGGCCACGGCATCGGGAAGACCTGGGATGATCATGGTAGCTATCGGATATTCACCAAGTAGCCGCGTAAAGTGCTCTAGCACATCGCCCGCGTACATCATGATTTGTTTATTTAACGCCATGCATTGTTTACCTGCCCATGCTGCACTGATTTATTATTTAGTCCGTTCGGTTGAGCCCATGGGTTCTTGTTCTGCTTTTTGATTGCCCCGGTCGCCTTCAGCTCTTCGGCTTGCCGGTCAAGAATGGATTTCAGTTGAATCAAGTTGAGTTTGAGGCTTTCTAGTGCAGCCAGTGCATACACGAATGTATCGAGCACCTCGTTTGGACCACTTTTGACCCATACCCGCTTAGGATGGCCGTTCTGATACTGAATCTTGAGCTTCTCGGCTGTGAGACTGGAGAAGTACCGCTCATCATAATGCATGGGGAAATGGATGTAGTTCGGCCCCTTCTCGGATACTGTTAGAGCCCGGTATATCCGATACTTCGCGCCATCAACGCCAATGACCCGAATCGCTTCATTCGTTTTCTTGTTTTTTGAAATCCTGATCGGCCAAAGGGGCTTATCCCCGGCCTGCCCCTTGATCGCGTATAAAAATTTCTGCCTTCGCTTGCCGCAGCCGGTCGCAACCTCGGATGTGAAGTGACCACCCGAATCCATGGCCGTGGCGCGGATCTGGAGCTTGACGCCATCAGCTCGCACAAAATCACGAGCCAACAGGGAGTCCACCTCTCGCCAGCATTCCACCGAATCGGGAGTGTGCGGGATCGTCCCATAGGCGATTGACCAGACTTCATTACCGAGGCCATGGCCGAGGATGTGCCATTCAAGCCGGTCATCCTGTGTATCGATACCGGCTGTGATCGCGAGGATTTCAACCGGAAGCGACTTGGAATCGAAGTCCTCCCTTCTCGACAACAGGGAGGCCGGATCAACGGCGGCTGTGTTGGTCTCTTCCCAGCTTTCGGCCAACACAGTGTTGACGAACTGCCGGAGTCCATCGGGCTCATGTCGGACGCTGAGGAACTCTTTCACCAGCTCGGCCAGGACCACGAAGGGCGAGGCCAGGGCATTTAGGTGGAAGCCAGCCGTACCGGCGAAGGGAGCGGTTGCGACCCACTGCCCGCTTTCCGAAGCGTTCCACCGCTTGGCGTCATCCCAGACACTGCCGCATTCGGGACAGCAATAAACGGCGGTAGCTGGTAGCCCTTCCTTCTGGTCGTCTTTCTCCCACTGGACGTTCCCCCAAGCAAGGGGATGAGGGACTCCACAATCTGGGCACGGCACCAACCATTGTCGTCGGTCGCTGTCCTGATATCGCGCTTCGATCTTGGAGAGCCCTTTCACGGTCGGGCTGGAGATCAAGACGGATTTGCGATTCCAGAAGGTGGCGGTTCTCCGCTCGGCCAACCGGGTAGGATCACCTTCGGCACCGGCTGAAACCGGGTACCGGTCGATTTCATCCATGAGGGAGAGGCGGATAGGACGGCTGGCGAGGCTTGCCGGTGAGTTCGCCCCTGCCGCCGTGATGTGCCCACCCATGAAGGTCTTATGCCGCAGGGTGTTCCCTGCGTCCCTGGCCCTGGCCGACTCCACCTTCCCCGCCAGCCGTGGCGTGTCCCTGAGCATTGGGGAAAGCCGGTCCTTCGACCAGGACTCCGCCATCTCAAGAGTCGGCTGGAGCAACAGAATCGGGCATGGGTCGATATCGATGTGATAGCCGACGATATTGTTGATGATTTCAGTCTTGCCCACCTGGGAAGACCACATCAGCACCAGGGAGGACACGGAAGAATCGCTATAGGCTTCCATCACCCCGCGCTGATAGGCGGTTGCCCTGTATTTTCCAGCCTCTGCACTAGACTCAGGGCTGAGGTAGCGGTACCGGTCGGCCCATTCTGCCACGGTCAGCTTTGGAGGCGGAAGGAACCCTTCTAGGAAGCCTAAGAGGAGTTCATTAGGATTGGCGTAGCTGATCGAGCGATTTATCAAAGTCATCTAAGATTTGTCTCGTATAGGCGTCGAGTATGTCTCGCACCTGTTGAAAGTCCTTTCCTGCTAGTTCTCTTGATAATGTGGCGGGCATACTCAATAGCTGGTCCCGTATTAGCCTTGATGCATCGAAGGTTATCTTCTTCGCGGTGCTTACTTCGATAAGCTCGCCTGATTTGTGCCTGCATTCGATTTCCGCTAACCGGGCATTCCACACCGATCTTTGCCGGTCAGCTTCCGCCTTGGTGATGTGCTCGCCCTTTTGGTCGCCAATGTGAGAAGTAGTAGCCGAAATGTGAGAAGTAACCTCGCCAAAGTGAGAAGTGATAGCGCACTTCGACTTCTCACAATTGAGCAAGCCATTTTCGTCTTTCACCAACACCCCATCGGTGATTAGCTGGGTAATCCATCGTCTCGACTTGCCGTACTGTTTGGCGAAGTCGGTAACGTTCAGATGGGTCTTGTTGGGCTCTGGTGCGTTCTTAACCATGTTGCTGGCCTTCTTGTTCGTCCTGTGGAAATAGCCGGTCGAGTAGAGCAACCAGTTTAGCCGCTCTTTTCTCCGCTGTGGTCAGTACTGGTACGGGCTCCGGTAGTGGTCGAAACCGTATCTGGCGCCTAGGTTCGGGTATCGGCCATTCCTCTTCGTATTCTTCTGGCTCTTCCGCCCTGTTCCCCTTGACCGGCTTAGCCCGTGCCTTCTCTTCCGCCCTGTTCTTCTTGACAGGCTTAACCCGTGATTTATCTACAGTTGCAGTTCTGTTCAAATATGCATCTAGCGCCT